CGTCGTATCAAAACTGTTACCGTCACTTGAAGTTTCCAGAGTCGTCAAACCTTGAAGGTCGTCAATCTGGGTAATGTAAGAATCCTCCGGCATAAACACCCGGGTTGCTGTCCCCACATCGTAAAACACCCGCTCACAATACCCCTCGATTTCACGGGAAGCAGACTCAATCGCCAGTTCGAGCAAAGCGTCATCAACTGTATCGGTAATGCGAAGTGCCGCCTTGACCTCAGCCAAACTTGCGTAACCGTTTTCAATAGCCATATTTACTCCTCATATACAGTTTACTCCACAAAAGGGAACTACCCCCGGGTGACCTACGGACCCGGGGGTAGAACTCTTTACCAGGAACTAAGCCTGGACGAGGTGCTTGACGTGACCCGCGTGAGTCAATTTGCCGTCAAAGCGGTAGACGAACCGGTATGCGGTTACGTCGTTGGCGAAGTAAGCATCCGTTGAGGTTGCTACATCCAGCCCAGTCGTGACCAACTTGTAAGAAGGCATGTGACCGAACAGCACAGTTTTCTCATCGGTGGCAATATCTGCCATTGCTGGGTTTTCTGTGATGGTGTATCCGAGCAGACGGTCAGGTCCACCGACCTGTGGGTCATAAATGTATGCCCCGTTACCATCCTTGAGCTGACGGATAGCAGCAATGGTGCTGCCGTTCGCCATGAAGCCAACGCCAGGAAGTCGGCGAACTGCGCCATCCGTGGAGTAAGCAAGGTCAATCAGCTCATCTGCGGTAATAGCAGTAGCGGAAGCGGCAGTTACACCGAGTCCTGAAGCTACAACAATTCCCTCAGTTTCGGAAGAACCTGAACCTGTGGTTGCGAGAGCGTTCACCCGAGTACCGATTGCGTTACCTGCTTGGTCGGCAATGGTTCCCTGGATATCGAACCCAGCGTCATCGAGCAGTTCATTCGCAATTTTCACGATGAAGGCTTGCTTGTATGGCTGGAGCAGAACCGAACTGAAGGTTGGCTCATCGTCACTAATCGCGGCACCCTCGGCTACCTGAGTGGCAGACGAGTAAGCGGTCATGGTTGGGATACGAAGGTCCGACCCGTTAGCACGCTGGATAACCTCAGAAACATCGAGCATAGGACCGACCAGGCGAGCGAGTGCGTAAACGCGGGACAAGAAGTCCACGGGTACGGTGTTCACTCCACCTACAAGGGTTGCGCGGGTTTCAGCGTTGGGGATGAAGGAGTGGCTACGAACCTCTCCACGCGACAAGGACCTGAAAACTTCAGCATCGTTGCGTGCTTCTTCAACTGGAGCAAATCCGCGTGCGGCTTCAGCGACCTCAAGGGTGCGGTCAGCGTTGCGCTTTGCTACTTCAATAGCCTCATCAGCACGAGTGATGTCACTCTCGATGCGACCAATTTTTTCAATCTCAGCAGAGTCAAGCCCACGGCTTTCAGTTTCGGCACCCTCAATGACCTCACGGATTTGCGAAGTAAGGTTGGCGCGAATCTCCTGCTGAGTCTTTACGAACTCAGACAATGTATTCTCCAATGTGTTTGGTTTTGTATGGATTGCCCAGGGTGGTTCCACTCACTGGCGCTGGTCGGCAGAGCACACTCACAATTCCGACAACTCAAGTGTACCAGGATTACTACTTACTACCCCTATCTCAGAGCCCTTTAGAAACGCGGGGTCTAGGGTCCTAGACAGACAGCGCCTTAACAGATAGACTTAAGGGACCGCGTTGCTCCTGGCCTGATGGTTGGTGCCGAGTGACTGCGAATGATGGTTGATAACTACAGAGTGACTGACTGACTGGCCTGCTGGATGCCCCGCCTTTCGTATATACGATGACCGGGTTGCCTGCTGGCTGTCCATCCTCCAAAACAAACTGGAGATGAAAATTATGGCTACATCAAATGAAGTGATTAGTTACAGCATTGCTAAGAAGCTGACTGACCGTGGTCTGATGATTGCGACGTGGTTGCTTCTGAACGATGCTTGCCCTGCTGAGATAACGTTCATGCTTGAAGCGATGACTAGTGACCCTGGTTACGACCCTGAGCTTACTGAACGTGCTCTTGGGTATGTTGCTCGACAGTTTGGCTACCCTGCCGAATTGCTTGATGAAATAGTTGGATAACATCTACTGAAACTGGAGGATACAAAATGAGCAAAACATATAAGCTGACTCTTACTGAGAAGCAACGCGATGCTCTTGCCCGTGCTATTACGGCTTACGAGTGGAATTACATTGACGGTCCACCCGTGAACATTCCAGATGAATGGTCTGGTCGTGCCGCTCGTGCTGAGTACAACGAATACGCTCGTGATGAGAATCGCACAGTTCGTGCGATAAACAAGATTGAGGAGCAGTTGGGGTTTACCTTTACTCCTACCCTCGATTACAAATAACCCCTTGAGGATGGACAGTCTGCTGGCAACCCGGTCCGAATGAAACTGGAGGTGGCTACTATGGCTACTATATTCAAACCGCTTGGAACCTGGAAACCTTACTACATACCTACGGGTACTGAGGTTGCCGCTACTGACCTGCGACGTGCTCGCAAGGTCTACCGTGGCGAGAGCTGGGGTGGTGCTACCACCTACAAGCTTGCTAGCCACAAAGAGGACCCTACAGATGAGCTTTACATCTGGGAAACTCACTCGGATGGGACCGCTATCTGTGCTGACGATGACGCTAGCCACTTGAACCGTGCTGAAATGGAAGGCGTATTCGAGATGCGTTGCGACAACCTGGACGCTGAGGGTCGTGCTCTGGTGGAGGCATGGCTGAACTAAATCACCAAAGCTGAGTAATAAATGACGGGGTGTCCTGCTGGCTAGTCAGTCTTACCTACAACAAAGAATGGAGAATCAAATGATTGATATCAAATATCCTGAAGTTGAAGTGGACCTGGCTGGTGAAGACGGTAACGCCTTTTCCGTAATGGGTCGTGTCCAGAGGGCAATGCGTCGTGCCGGTGTTCCTGCCGGTGAGATTGAGGCTTACCTGAAGGAGGCAGGAAGTGGTGACTACGACCACTTGCTCGCCACTACGATGCGTTGGGTCTACACGAACTGATGGAGGTTACGATGAAGCACAAGTGGACAAGTGAGGATGGTCTCCCCATTGAGGGAACTTTCGCTCACCGCTTGCTGTCTGATGGTCGCCCGAATGTTGAGCTGGTCGAGCCTGTCCGGTTCAACTGGGATGACTACAATCTGCGACTGAAGGTTGGCGATATTTTCTACCGCTACCCTTTGGCACCTAACGGCGAATACGATGAGAGTGAAATATACCGGGTCTGCCTAAAGCAGAATGGTGTTGCTTACTTGATTCGTTTTGCTAATGGGACCGGGTCGGTATTTGCCGATGAAACCTGGTTCCGTGGTCGCACGATAACCGGTAAATCTCGCCCCTGCGGTTACACAACCGTTGCCCGTTACACGGTTCCGGCAAAACCCGGTTGCGAGATTACTCGGATACATGAATGGGCGCTTCAATACGCTCGTTTCTAATCGGGTGGGGTGGGGGACCTTGGTCCCCTGCCCTACTCTTTACAAAGAATGGAGAATGTAATGAACAAGAACGTACCTGCGAAAGTCGAACGGTATATGAAAGTCATGGAGCGATTGCGTGACGCCAAAGATACGTCTAATACGTCCTCTGGAGAGTGGATGATGACGTCCCCCTGGAACCGTGGTGAAGCGAGTGAGCTTCAGAGCCACATACATAAGATGATTCGCGTGAAGCGTGCCGAGCTTTCAGAGCTTGAGAGCGCTTGGTGTGAGTTTGTTGAGATGACCGATGACGGTTGCGTTGAAGCATATTTTGAGTTCGCTAAGGCGCAGATGAAGATGCGTGAATGGGAAATAGTGGAGGTGAACAAATGATTGGTCCTTACTTTATCTGCTTGGACTGCGTTTACTACCATGAGAACGGGGTGCTTCTTGGAACGCCCCTTGACCGCTACTGGGAAGTTGCCCGTCATGCTAGTGGCGCATTCTCGATTGACGTGCCCACCGATGAAAGTGACGATT